CGTATCCGCCCGAATTGAACGCGAGCAGTCCCGGCGCGAGCATCGGGACGCCGTGTTGCACGCGCTCCTCGAATGGTCTCACCGAGTCGACATAATCGTTGAAGTGCCCAAGCCTACCCTCCGCGCGGAGTTTCGCCCGATGGGCAAATGTTAACTCTCGAAGTCGCTGGGCGTCCGGCGCCGCGCTTCCAATCTCGCTCAGGGCAATGGAGGACTCGCCGCCAGCGATAAGGCGATCAAGCGGATTCCAGCCGCCTCCGGAGGCGTTTGCCGCGGCAAGACGCGCCCGCGCGGCCCGCAGCCGCTCGCGGGGATGCAGCGAGCGAAGGACGTTCAAGCTGCCTTTAATGTTTTCGTCTTGAGTGAGATCGCTGACGTTTTTATCGGAGTCCGTGTCTAAAAAGACTTTGTTCATGAAACGATTGAAATTCTTTCCCGACGTGGTTTGCTGGCCGGGGTGGCGTGCTCTTTCTAGGTCGGTCTGGGTGATTTTCGCGGTATAGCCCGCGATGGCCTGCCCGAGCGCATTCATTTCCGGCGCCAGCGCTTTACCAAACGATTCGCCAAGCATCGCGGCGAGCCCTTCGCCGGCGTTTTTCAAGCCTTGCCACGCGAGCGAGGGGTCATTCGACTGGAACAAGCTGGCGGCGCTCGTCCCCCGCGCCGCGTTCTTATTCGCTATATCTTTGTCGATTCGCTGTTGCTGTGCGGCCAGAATACCGACGAGCTGGGCTGCCTGCTGATTTTGGAAGAGCGCGCCGATCCGCGCGAGAATGTCCTCTTTTTCTGTGACGCCGGCCTTGGTGAGCGCTGGCACGAGGAATTGCTTAATCCATTCATACGGATTCGATTGCGCGAGCCGCCAGCCCTGCATATGCGCGCCGGGCTTCAGGCCCTTGGCCTCGCCGGTTTTTGTCTCCAGCAAATCGCCCTTGTCAATAAGCCCAAGGGCGGCAAAATCCTTCAGCGCCGAATGCTTCATTACGTTGCCGACAATCGCCGAGCTGAATGCCGACGACGCTTTACCAAACGACGAGCCGCCCATTTCCTGGGCGATAGCCGGCGCGACTCCGAGCATGTAATCCATACTCAAGCCCGGCGTCGCCTGCCGCCCGTATTTGAACATTTCATAGTATTGATAAGGTTTAAGTGTGTCGCCGAAAGCATTGAGGCCCTGGGCTATGCCTTCCATATATTCCTTGAACTGTTTTGGGTTTTGGGTGACGCCCTTAATCTCCAGGCCCTTCATGAGCAGGTCCAAATCTTCGCTCACGTCTTGGCCGGGCCGATTCATCTGAGCAATGACGCGAATTTTCGTCATTTCTCCCATAATTGCCGCAGCTTCCTCGAAGCCGCCGGTGATGCTGCGCGCGTTGCGAATCATGTGCATGATATCGGTCTGCTTGACCGAGGGAAAATCCTTCGCGATCTGCGCGGCCTGCAACGTCGCCTCTTGAATTTCCTTTGCCGACATTCCGGACGCGGACATGCGCAAGGCTTCGTGAATCCTCTTGCTCCCGGCCTCGATCATTGCGCGCGCTGCCGCGCCGCTAGCCAGCGCCCCGGCGGCTCCCATTACGAATGTTGAGAGGCCCGAGCTCGAAAGCGCGGCCCCGGCCGCCGCGCTGGCCTTGGCGGATATGCCGAGCGCTCTCGCCCATGCGGGTGGCGGCGGCGAGGCCCTTCTGGGCCGATTTTGCCGCGTTTTCCATATTTCGGAGCTTCAGCGCGACAGCGGAAAAAGTCGCCCCGGTTTGATCGGCCGCGCTAATTATCGCTTTGGTTTCAATAACGTTTACGGCCATCTCGCGCTCCTACTTGGTTCGCTCGTGGTAAATTTGCGCTTGTTGCAACCAATACAGCGCCTCTCCAAAGGTTAGAGCTTTGACGGCGTGAATTGGCTGTCCGTATCGGAAGACAAGTTCTCTGGCGACTCGCTCGAAGACGCTTCCTCTACTGGCGTCGTCTCGCGGGTCGCGGCGCGAAAAAAACCGACTATTACCCTCTTAACCTGCAAGGCGTCCCGCAAGCCCAGCATCGCCAAATAATTTGGGTCAATATCGGCGAGCCGCTCGGCGTATTTGCGAATGACGCCGATGTCTTCCTGAAAATAGCCGGCCGCGCCTTCGTTTAAGCCGATCAGGGTTTCGGGCTCGCCAAAATCCATAAGGTCGGAAAACGTCGGCTCGCGGAGCGTGATTTCGGTGATCGGTTGTCTGCCTTTTATTACGATCGGTTTTGCGAGCGTTACTGCCTTTGATTCCGCCATGGGAAACTCCTCTTTTTAGTGCGCGGTCGCGGAGAATGTTCGCAGCGCCTCGAACTTGCTCGGCGCGGCGGCGGCTTTCTTGTTCTTGAGCGGGAAGAGCGCGGCCACGGCGTCGCGGAAGGCGAGCACGTCGACGAAGCTCAGTTGATCGAACAGCGCCGGGTCGCAGTCGCAAAGACGCTCGATCCAGGCGCCAATGAGCGCCGGCGTTTCGAGCTCATAGCCGCCGCCGCCAACGTCCAACCAAACGATCGGCGCGCCGATCGCGAAATAATCGACGTAGCCGGGCTCGCGTAGCGTGATGGCTTCGATGGTCTCGCCGCTTGTTCCCTTGATCGGCGAGGAAAGCCTTATCGTCCGTGACATGGGGTTGCTCCAAAAAGCGTTAAACTCACGCCGCCGCCAAAGCGACAACATCGAAGCCATCGCCGGGGATTTCGACCGCGCCGGCCTTGCCAAAGCGATCGAGAAGTCTGTTGGCGACGTCCGCCGGGAAGGTCAAAGCAGTGCCGGGCGGATGCTCGATGACATCGAGGCGGCCCGCAACCTGATTGTTGTTTGCGTCGAGAATGAACGGGGCGGATGTCGCGCCGTCGCGCGAATGGAAGCTATAGGGCAGCAAGATTGTCTTTGTGAGCGACATGGCGAGAATTCCCTTTTGCGTTTGAGCGCCCGCGCCAGAGGGCGCGAGCAAGGTGCGTCAGTTCAGCCGGCGGCGACTAGGCCGCGCTGGCGGCGATGGCTCGCGCCGAGGAAACGTTGAAGCCTTTCCGCCATTCTTCGAAACCAGCTTCAAGGCGCCTGACCTCTTTCATTAAATCGGCGGCTTGAGGATTTTTAGACGCATGCGCGTTGTCCGCTGCCAATTTGGCTCTCTCGATTTTGCGGCGCCACTCCGCGCCCTCGCGAGCGGACCGTTCATTCATCTCAGAGATGCTCGCTTGTTGCCTTTGAGCGCGCTCTTCCTGTTCCTTGAACGCTTCGCCGATGGACTTCGGCCGCTCGGGCGCGCGCGCAACCAACGGCGCCATTTGTTCCCGGGCTTTCAACGGCGCGAATTGAGCCGAGAGCCATTCGTCGATTACCGCCTCGTCGACCATCTTGAGGACCGGCCTTGGGCCGCTGCTGCCGTGCCCGCTCGCCACCCATTTGAGGAAGCGCGCTTCCTCGGCGATGCGTTCCGCGATTGCCAAGGCGACAGCCGCCGCCTCTTCGATGACCTTGATCGCCTCGGTGCCGCCGAGACACACCTCCAAGGCGGCGCGTTTGGTTTCCAACTCTTCGACGAGCGGCGGAAATAGCGAGGGAGCCAGCGCCGTCACGTTTTCTAGCTTGTCGATCTCGCGATCGACGGCGGCGAGTTCTTCTCTTGCCAGCGCCAGGTCAGCCTCGGCTTTCACGGGCTCGCCAGCGACTCCCATAAAACGCGCGACCTCGACCGCCGCTGCCTGCGAGCCCATTTCAGCGATCGTCGCAAGGATCGCGGCCCTTGCCTCGCAGGCTGTGGCGAGTTGGGATTCGGCGTCATCATACCGTTTGCGGAAGGCCGCGCATTTTTTGTGCGACTCTTCGACCTCGAAGAGGAGTCCCGGAAGCTTCGAGGGCAACGAGATTTGGATTTTTTGGACGAAATACGCAGCTTCGTGTTGCGCGGGTTTAGCGTTCATGGCGAATCCTAAACGAGAGAGGAAAAGGTGTGCGGAGCGAGATCCGTGACCTTCTCGCTCCGCTTGTCACGCCCGGACGACCAAGAACAGGCACAACAATTGGTGAGCTCGTCAGCGTATTTTCGACAAGCCGGAAAGGGGTGGAAGCGGGCATCATTGCGGGAAGGCCTCGCCGGTTGAATCCGCCAAGGGCTTTTCCGTCTGTTCCGCGAGGCCGTCGCAAAACTCGATCGACTTCGCGCGCAACCACGCCGAAACGGCCGCCACTCCCCCGGAATGCGCCGCTGCGTTCAGATCTTCGGCCCATGTCGGGAATGTCTGCGCCGCGCGCGCTACCTCGCGGCCGACGCTCTCGAATGCGTGAAGCTGCGCCGCCCTAGAAACCAACTCGCCACGCTCGCGAGATATGCGCAGCCTGCGGCGAGTGCGCAGATTGTGCGCCGTGTGGCGATTGCGCGGCGTCGGGACCAGCCTCGATCTCTGCAAGCGCGGCGCGTTGAGCCGCGAGCGCCACCTCGGTCTCGGCGATAGATTTGCGAAGGAGGTCTGCGGCCGTCATCCGTCAGTCCTTCCCCCACGGGACAAGCGGGACATGGCGGGACATTTGTCCCGGATGTCCCGGCAAAAAGCGGTCGAAAAGCGGGACAGACGGGACAACATGCTATAAGCATGTCCCGGTTGTCCCGCCGTCTGGTTGCAGAGAGCGGGACATGTCCACGTGCCTTGTCCCGGTCTCGGAATGGTCAAGGCAACCATATGAGCCTCTTCCCTTCCCGTTCGCAGGCGAAGAGCGTCTTCGAGTCCAGCGCGGCGGCGATCGACCTATTAAAGGCCTTCCGTTGGCGCTCGGCCAATTTGCCTTTGTCTTCGTCCGGGGCCGCTTTCTCTGCAATCCGCGCGTAATAGCGACGCCTGATTGGATCGTCGCCGACGGCGCTCACAAGCGGGCCATCTTTGCCAAAGGGGCGGAACGGCTCGCCGGATTCGCTGATCGCTTCGGCGATCATATCCATGAGCAACCGCTGTTTTGGAGCGATTGCCTTCGATTGCTTCCCGTTTTCGCCTTCCGCGCCGTCTTCGATCCTCTCGACGACCAAAGTTGAAATATCGTCGCCGTCTTCGTCTTGGCCGATGATGACGCGCGCGAGGTGCGCCTTAAGGGTTATGGTTGTGTCTTCATCCTTCAGCTTTAGCCATTTGAGGGTTGTGGCGAGCTCCCGGTCTTTCCGCCGGCATAAAATGCGAACATCTGCCCCGCCGATAAGGCTCGAATGCCCGCGCTCGCGTTCCTCGTCGCCAAGTCCGACGTGGTGAACGATGAGGACGAAGGCGCCGAAGTGATTTGCGAGTGCCGTGGCGTTAGCGACAAACTGAAGCATCCCGCCGCCGTTTTCGTCGCCAGCGCCGAGAGTCTGCGCCAATGTGTCAATGATGATTAAGCCCGGAATTATGCCGACGGCCTCGATCGAGGCTATGAGCGCGCGTCGGTCTTCTTGGCCGGTTCCGAAATTTGGCGCGGCTGATACGAGGTAGAACGGAACATGCGCCGGCAGATTTGGATTTGCCTTTTCGAATCCGACTTTGCGCTTTTTGACTCCGCCCGATCCTTCGGCCGCGATATAGACGACGGGAGCTTGCGTGACTCGGCGACCAGCCCAATCCATACCAGGCGCGACATGCAATCCAAGATCAACGGCCGAGAAGGATTTGAACGACTGCGAAGCACCAAGTAATACCAAATCTCAAAGAACGTGACTCTGTGGCTGTTCCCGAATCGGCAACGATCTGATTCAACATGGCGAACGAGGGAGGTTCGCCATGACCGCTATTCCGCTTCGGAGAGATTTTG